CCGCTGGTTGCGGCGGTGAATACTTTAGATCCATTTTCAAGTTCAATATCGCCCTTGTTGAATGTCTTTACACCTTGCTGCATCCACATAGGAAGCATTTCATACATCAATTCGTATCTTGAAAGAACTTCTCTGGCAGCAGAAGATTTATTTGCTAAGATAGCAACTGTTTTGTTTTCTTGAAATAGTGTGTACCAAAGGATACAAGCTGCGGAGGTAATTGTCTTACCTTGTTGCCGACCTTCCATCAGAATAACCTTACGATTATTCAATATAATTTCCACTTTTTCCTTTTGACAATCATACAACTTAAAAGGAATAAGACCCTTATCTAAGGAAACAATTTTACAATAGGTTTCTATAAAGTAAACAGGATCCTGCATACATCTCATAAGCTCTTTTACTTGCTCAGAGGTATACGTTTCTACAATCCCTATCGGTTTAAGATTTGGATTGCCGTTATATGATACTGCCTTACTGCTCAATTGTATTACCGTCGTTATTGTTTTTTAACATCTTCATTAGTTCTGCAGTAGATCCGGCAAAAACTACATTATTATTTGTGATGCTTCTAGGACCTTCAGTTTTACTTGGTTGTAAATCTTTGGCTTTCTTTTGCAACTCTAACAAATCTTTTGCAACGTCTGATACAGTTTTAATTAACTGGCCAGCAACTTCATAAGTTCTTGGATGCTCAGAACTCTTTGCAAGCTCTATCATCTGATCTAAGGTATCGCCACTTTTATGAATTAATCCGCGTAAGGTATTTCGTGCAAGCTGATAGTCTTCATCTTGATCTAAATCTCTTTGTGTAGAATCATTTACTATTGCCGGGACATCATGGGTCTTTTCATCCTCCGTTAACGGCAAATCAAATAATTTATCAAGTTCGGGAATATTTTTCATTAAAAGTTTTCAAAACTATCAGTAAAGCCAATATTATCTCCTGGCTTTGCAGTCAATGGATCTGGTTCTACAGTATATCTAGTTTGTTGTCTAGTCAATTCTGCATCATTGTATGTATTTGAAATTACTTTTCTAATGATACCTTGTTTATTAACAGGTCCATAAAAATTAAGTTTCATTGTAAATGATAGCGTCCATACTATTGTTCGTTGATCTTCAAATCCGCCTTCATATGCATCCTCAAAACTAATACCATCTAAAAGAATAGGCAAATCATTTTTAATCCCAAGCTGAGGAATTGCCTTGACCGTTAGATTATAGTCCGGATTAAAATATGGTAAAATTTGTTCAATTATTTGCAACCCATCATCTTGATTTTTAGCATATACAAAAAGAGATACATTAATATTATATGGGGTAGGTGCGTATTGTGAATCTAATGTATATCCAGTTGAATTTATTGATCTATTTTGCTGGAGCGGGCTTATTTTTCTATTGAAATCATAAGTCAAAGCCGTCATCTCAAATGACATTCTAGGTACAATAACCTGAACGTTCATATCATCGACGTTTGGTCTTTGTTGAATCCTTGCCAATGCCTTTTGCTTTGATGCATAGGAAATAGGTACCTTTAATACTTGCACCACATTTCCGTCAGCATCTCTACGTTCAATAGTGATACTATTAAACATATTACCAAAAGCAACAATAGATTTTCTTATTGTTCCCCAATAAAATCGTTGATCTAACATTATTTAAATGCCTCTCCAAAAGGATTTCTTTCAGAAAAATCTAATATATCTGTAATGTTGGTATCAAAATCTTCATTTCTAGCAGCACCATCGTCCGCATGTATTGTAGTATATTCTTCTTGAATTATTGGACTTTCTGTATTATATTCAAATAGCAATTCACTTCCATCTTCTTGTGTTATCTCAAAATTCTGAACATCTTCGTTAATAATATCTGGGTATGTGTCAATTTCAGAAATTCCGGTTTTAATAATTTCGCTGGAGAATTGCATTAATTCGCAGAATATTTTATAAATGTATAGTTTACCAACCTGATAAAAAGGCTGACTACCTTCAACTTTACGAATCTCAAAATATGAATGCGTTAAGGGAAAATATATTAAATCACCTTCTGCCGGTCTAGGTAAAATAGTATTACCTGTACTACCTGCAACCTGAGTCCAGCGTTTTCTGGATACTATAAATGTTGCATCTTGAACCGTTTGTACACCAAATTTAGATAAGAAATCTCCGGGACCTTCAAATCCATTACTATTTTCCAAATACATTTCAATTGGATATGCGTGTTCGTAATTGTTCAATGGATCTTCGCCCAAAATACGGTCTTCGTTAAACGATTTTCTAGGCAAATAGTATAATTCGAATCCATAAATCTTCAGGCATTCGATTACCAAATCCTCATAGAGATTTTGTTCTGAAACACGTCCAATTGGAACGCCAGAATGGAAATATGGATTAACGGTTGCCATTTTTTATTATTCTATTGACAATCTATTGACACGATGTTATTATCTTCTATGAGCCTAGGTGATAAGAATATCATCCGACAAACATATCTACAGGCAATTCAAATCTAGATTGTATTTCTGTTTCAATTTGTCTTATTTCTTCCACTGCTTCTTGATACACTATCTCACCATTAAGTGTTACACCTCCAGGAAGTTGTACTCCTGAGAACTTTTTCATGTTATCTCCCCATTGTCTTTTGATTAGGGCAGTTGCATATCTCTTAAGGAACATATCGTTGTAGACATCTGTGAACACCTCTGGATCCAATATTCTCCAGCATTCAACAATAATGAATGTTCCTGGAACCACATCTGCTTTCCAATCCATATCAATATTTAATCTATTCATATGACGGTTAAAACGGATTGGTTTTTGTCCAACAAGCAATTGGTTAATTAATTCTAATTCTTGTCTTACTTCAGTATAATAAATTAAGTCTGTAGACATCAATGTGTATAGGTCATTAATTAAAATCTGATATTTAATATCAAATATATTGGTACCCGTTGATTTATTCATAAACGGGAATACTCTCTCAACACCTACGATTGCGTCGGATAACTCAACATATTGATTTGTAATATCTTGAGCAGTCATCTCATGCTTTAGGTAAATTTTTTCTACTGCATCATAGTGATACTCTCTGTAGAATTGGAATGCATCATCTATACGATCTTCAACTTGGGCGGAATCTACGTTTATTTCAATGACAGGCGCGCCCAATCTACGTAAGCAGTAGTCTACTAATTGTGATCTTGATGTTACTGTTGCCATGTTTTAACCTTTTATAGTATTTATAGGGCAGCGATATTTGCTTGGAATTCAGACCATGTATTGCTACTAGCGACAATAGATTTTAATACATTTTTACTAACATAATTATTTGATATAAAGGCAGTATTTTGTGCGGTATTATCTGGAAATATCATACTACCATTCTTATAGAACCCCCATGTATTTGCAGATATTTTCCAATTAGTACCAATATATGCGCCATCTGTATCCAACCACATATAATTATCATTATTATAATTTAATTCAACATAATCATGAGTATTAGATACTCTAATATCTACACCGTTAGAATTAGGTACAGGTCCTATCGTACCACCATTTGGTAATTGTATTATTCCATTCGCGTCCAATGAAACTGTATAATTTCCGTTAACTAAACTATTTAAAGTTTGTCTTAATATTGTACCTACAGAATTTCCAGAAACTCCAGGCGTTACGGTAATAGCACCTTCTTGAATTCTAATAACTGTATTTCCCGAGTACGCTTCTACATCATAAACATACCTACCGTAGTGTACTAAACTAGTATTTGCAGCATCCAAATAAAGACTAATATTTCCAGTAGATGCGTTAGTAATAGTTGCAGTTAATATTGCTGCATTCGGCGAATCGTATGATGTTCGCATTTTACTACGAACATTATATCCAGATAAAGATATAGGATTTTTATTAGTATCTTGATACTGGATATTGGCGTAAAATGTTGCGCCCTGATCTATTACTAAATTTTTTGTTGATGCCATTTTTATTGTGGCGGTGTTGGCCAAGTTATGTTAAACGGATCTGCTTGGTTTGTGATATCTCTTAATGCTTGGCGGTATATTGCCCATGATTCTTTTGTAGAAATATTTACATCGGGCATTTGTGTCCAGTCGCATTGAGCCATTACTGTATTTCTTTTAACTCTAATCATTTCCCATTCTGATTCAGCAGTTCTTATATTTATCCATTGTTTTGAATCAAAATTAAATTCATGATGTTCACTCGGTTTTTCTGGAATTTTGACTGGTTGTTTTGTTTCAACACTTATGTAATACTCAGATGAGCTCATATGATTATCTAAATAATCTTCATCATTATTGATACGATGTTGAATAAAATTTTCTGGCAATGATACTAAAGATATGATTCTACCGGAAATTTTATTGTAGATTGTATAGTTCATTTTTTAAATTCTGTTATAGAAAAATTAGAATTTAGTAAATAAATTCCTGTTTGATAATTGCTGTAATAATTTCCTATATATCCTGTAGTGTCTGTATTTCTTATGTATAAAAAATACTTATAATAACCAAGACTCTGAGGAATATAAAATACATCTCTAAACTTTTGATAATAAAATACGTCCTGACCAGTTTTAAGATTAAGAGTATTTTCCGTACTCAATAAACCATTTTTTGCAGGGTAAAATCCAGCGGGATTGTTGGGATCTGGTATTGATGGAAATCTAGGATTTGTTATATCTACTAATTCCGACATTCCTGGAACAATATATCCTGCACCGGAATAACCATTTGGAAAAAATACTTTATATAAAAAATATTGATAATTATAAGATAATTGCCAACTTGTTGCCTGACCACCACCTAACCTATAGCTAGAAATTCGGTTGCCTTGCATAAAACCGGAAAGCTCTATTTCATATCGAGTATTAATTGTATCCACATAGATAGGAATTATACCAAGATTTTGATATGCCGATGCAACACTCAATAAAGTATATTCTCTATATTCTGTAATACCATTAGTTACTGCATTATTTTTAATATTTGTAGTATCAACTGCATCAATTGCCTGTGCCGTTAGTTTACCACTAAATGTTCCAGATGCTGCAGAAATATTACCACTGAAAACTACATCGCCTTGAATTTTACCTGTAGTTATAACGCCTATATTTGCAGATAATGCCGACAAACTAGTAACCGATAACTTGTCTGCCGTAATAGTTGACGCTGCAATTTTACTCGCAGTAATTGCTCCTGCGGCAATTTGAGTTGCCCCCACCGTACCATTAACTAGTAAGCTACCATTTAAGTATGCAGCTATTGCAGTCCAAGCAGACCCGTTCCAAAATCTTGTTTCCGAATATGCGGAAGCAAGATTGTACAACGTAACCTGATCCATTACAATTTTGCCAGCGAAGCCAAAAGAAGCTAGACCTGTATTCGCTACGGAATCGCTCCAAGAAGTGCCTGCGGTTGCATATGCGACTTGCGCCGTACCTCTTACTCCGTCTAATGTTACAGTTGTTGTTACTCCATTTGTGCCTTTTAATGATGCTAACCATTGTGCTTCTGTGCCAGTAAATCCTCCGTCAACCGCTGTTTGATAAGCACTTTTACCAGTTCCCCCTCCTGGAACAAATAGA